TAACACTGCATCAGACATTGTTGGATTCGTAAGTGATGACCCATATGAAAGGTTTGAAATCCAATCTGACGCTGCATTAGCAGTTGCAGAAATTGGACTTAACGCTGATATAGTATACGCGGCTGGTTCAACACCAAACTTCGTATCTAAAGTGGAATTAGATCATTCTGATCTTAAAACTGCGACAGCTCAACTAAGAGTGATCGGGATCTCAAAAGATCCAGAAAATAACGAAGCGGGCGCGGCAGATACCAACGCAGTAGTTATTATCAACGAACATTTCTTGAAAGGAACGGTAGGTATATAATTATGGCTATAAGTAGAGGACAACTAGTTAAAGAACTAGAGCCAGGTTTGAATGCACTATTCGGACTGGAATATAAAAGATATGAAAATCAGCATGCTGAAATTTTCGACACAGAAAACAGTGACAGAGCTTTTGAAGAAGAAGTAATGTTATCTGGTTTCGCAAACGCTCAAGTTAAACCTGAAGGTTCAGGCGTGACTTTTGACAATGCACAAGAAACTTTCACGGCTAGATATTCGCATGAAACAATTGCTTTAGCATTTGCTATCACGGAAGAAGCTATCGAAGACAATCTTTACGATAGACTAGCTTCTAGATACACAAAAGCTTTGGCAAGATCGATGGCAAACACTAAGCAAGTAAAAGCTGCGAATGTATTAAACAATGCATTTAACGCAAACTTTGCTGGTGGTGACGGAGTAGAACTATGTTCTGCTGTTCACCCAACGATAGCTGGAACTTTCTCAAATGAATTAGGCACATCAGCTGATCTTAACGAAACATCGTTAGAGCAGTCTTTAATTGATATCGCCGCGTTCACTGATGAGAGAGGTCTTAAAATTGCAGCAAGAGGAGTAAAAATGATTATTCCTTCTGAGCTTCAATTTACTGCTGAGAGATTGATGAAATCTCAAGGTAGAGTTGGAACAGCTGACAATGATATTAACGCAGTAGTATCAATGGGGATGGTTCCTCAAGGTTATGTAGTGAACAACTACTTAACTGACACTGATGCGTTCTTCATCAAGACAGATGTACCTAACGGATTAAAAATGTTCGTTAGATCTCCAATTAAGACAGCTATGGAAGGTGACTTCGATACAGGTAACGTAAGATACAAAGCTAGAGAGAGATATTCTTTCGGATTCTCAGACCCTAGAGGTATTTTCGGTTCACCTGGTGCGTAATCACTAGATTAACTGAATAATTAAGGGCGGCTCTTGTAGCCGCCCTTTTTTTATGATAGAAAGAAAAAACCCATGAAAACTTTCCGAGTACAAATCAGAGCATATGGCTATCATGCTGACTTCAATCTTGTGTCAGAAGATGATGATAAAGCTTTTGAAAATGCACTAGTTGACAAACTAGGAGAAAATGATATTGTATGGGAAAAAGATGGATTTACTAGTAAATCTAAAATGTGGTTAACCTATGAGGAGGTTATAAATGACACACGTTCAGGAACTCTACACGAAGAAAAGAGGACTAGAACTTGAATGGTCGCAGCACTATAATCAGGAGAAAAGATATACTCTTGATATGGTGAGAATTGATGACAAAATTAGACAAGTCATCAGTCATATCAAATTAGCTGAAGCACAAGTTGCTCAACAGACTAATAAGATAGAAGACGCTGCACCTGACGTTTCTGTAGCTACGTAACACAAAAACGCTACACCGCTGAAATCGCACTTTCTTGTAAGGTTCTCTTGCACTCTATTAAAATCTGCTATATATCTAAATCACTATACAATTAATTAGAACATAGACGCGTATAGTCGACGGCCTAGAGACTATGTTCAAAAAACTAGGAGGATATAAATATGGCAAATACAACATTTTCGGGACCGGTAAGAGCGGGAACGATTTCAAACACAACAGGTACAGTACTTGGATCTAACATTGCGAATGTTGGACAAGTTGTAATGGCTCAATCAGTAAAAATTGACATTATTGGTGCTTCACATTTAAATCAAGTTTGCGCAGTAGTTCCAGCAAATTCACAAATAGTAGACGTTATTCTTAACGTAACTACAGTGAATAATGATGGTGGTGCAGCAACTGTTTCAGTGGGAACCGTAGCGGATGCAGATGCATTTATAAATGCAGCTAATGTTAAAGCTTTAGCAACTACTCACGGTACTTTAGACACAGAAGCAACTAATGTTGGTGCAACTGACATACAAGTTCTTGCTGATTTTACAGGTGCTAATGGAGATAGTACAACTGGTGCAGCTACAGTTACTGTTATGTACTTACAAAATAATTCTGTTCAAGACGCAGCAGATCTATAATAATTAATTAGTGTGGGGCTTCGGCCCCACATAAATTTAATAGGAGAAAAAAATATGGTATTCGGATCAGATAACGAAGCAACACAACAAACGACTGAGACAGGAACAGTTCAGTCTGGAAGAACAAGAGTTTACGGATTGTATTATACTGGAACCGCTACTGCTGGAGACATCGTTTTAAAAGATGGAGGATCTGGTGGAAGTGCAAAAGTAACTCTTTCAAAAGCAGCCGTTGCAGAATCTAAAATGGTTGAGTTTCCAAGACCTGTTTTATTTAAAACAGATGTATTTGCAACTTTTACGACTGAACAAGTTACGTCTATTACTGTTTTTCATAGCGGCGGAAACCAAGATTAGGAGGCTGACTAATGGCCAACACGACTTCTGGAACTACAACGTTTGAAAAAACTTTTTATATCGATGAGATAGTTGAAGAGTGTTACAACAGACTTGGGCTGTTTGATATGAGCGGTTACAATTTAAAAACCGCAAGAAGATCTTTAAACATAATGTTTCAAGAGTGGGGTAATAGAGGACTTCATTATTGGGAAGTAGGAAATACAAATATTACTTTAGTTAATGGTCAAAACGAATACGCCATTTATCGTTCTACAGGTGACGGAAATTCTAACGGAGTTACTTCAACTTTAACAGCAGCCATAACTACAACTTCTCAAACCACTGGAATTACAATCGCTTCAAAAGATAGAATGCCTACAGAAGGAACAATCAATGTAGGTTCTGAAAATATAAGCTACACAGGATTTAATAGTTTAGAATTAACTGGAGTAACAAGGGGAGTTAACGGAACAACTGCAGCTACTCACTCTAACGGTGCTGCTATCACTAATTTTGTAAATGGTGCTTCTGATATTTTAGAAGCTTCTTTTAGAAATAGCTCTAATGTTGATTCACCTTTATCAAAAATAAATAGATCAGCTTATCAAGCTTTATCTAATAAATCGGCTACAGGTCAGCCATCACAATATTTTGTTCAAAGATTTATAGACAGAGTAACTATTCAATTATATTTAACACCCGGATCTTCAGAGAATGGTCAAGCTATTAATTTTAATTTTGAGAAAAGAATTCAAGATGCAGGTGCTTATACAAACGCAACTAATGTTCCATACAGATTTGTACCTTGTATGGTTGCAGGCTTAACTTATTACTTATCTATGAAATATAAAAAAGATGAAACACAAGCTTTAAAACTAATATACGAGGATGAATTGGCTAGAGCTTTAGCAGAAGACGGATCTCCATCAAGTACGTTTATATCTCCTAAAAGCTACTATCCTACAGCATAATTATGGGAAACACAGCACGAGGAAAATACGCAAAATTTATTTCAGACAGATCTGGATTAGAATTTCCATACAGAGAAATGGTTAGAGAATGGAATGGTGCAAGAGTCCATAGTTCTGAATTTGAACCTAAGCAACCTCAATTAGAACCAACACCTTTTACAGCTGACCCTCAAGGTTTACAACATCCAAGACCTGCAAGAAAAGAACCACCTACAACTGATATTTTACCAGAAAATCCTTTTTCAACTAACGGCACAACAACAATAACAGTTAGCCAACCTTTTAGTGGATTAGTAAATAATGATCAGGTTAGATTTACAGGATTACCAAGACCCATTGGCGGTGTTCCAGTAGCCGCGTTTACTTTAAAAACTACTTTGGCTTCTGATTTAACAGCCACTGAAGTTGGATCTTTAACTTTAACTGATGCAACTTATTATCCAAATTCAGGATATTTAATGATTCAAAAAGTTATTGAACCTGGTATATTACCATCACCAAATGAAAATATAACTGTAGGTCAATTTCAAAATGAAGTTATTCAATATAGCTCAAAAGCAGGTAATGTTTTAAGTGGTTTAATAAGAGCATCTGCAGCGCCTTTTAGAGGCGTAACGTTAAATCCTACTATAGCTGGAGCTCACAGCTCTGGAGCTATTGTTTTTGGGTCTTATCCAATAACAATGATTGAAACAACGGTTAACCAAGCTGGACAACCACCACAAGTTACTGTAAAAAATAGTTATAGTTTTACAGTTAATTCAGCTGCAACATCAACAGAAACAGGAGGAGGATTTCAAAGTATTGTAAGTCCTTTAAACGATAGAGCATGACATATTTAGAATTAAAACAAAAAATTTTAGATTACACAGAAGTTAGTTCAACAGTGTTTACCGATACTATCATTCAAGGTTTTATTGAAGATGCTGAATTTAGAATTTTAAGAGATGTTGATTCGGATAATAACAGATTTTATGCAACAGCTAGTTTAATCGTTAATCAAAGATATGTTTTAGTTCCTGAAAATACCTTAGTTATTAGATCAGCTCAGATTGTAAAACCGCCAAGTGGCAGCGAAGACAGAGGCTTTTTACAGTTTAGAGACACCAATTTTATGAGCGAATATAACCCTACGGACGCTACAGGAGAGCCAAAATACTATGGTTGGTGGGATGCGAACAATATTGTATTTGCTCCTGTTCCAGATCAAACTTATGAAATTCAGATAAATTACATCTTGAAACCCACTGGATTATCCGCTACAAATAGTACTTCATATTTAGGTACGAACTTTCCCAACGGACTTTTATATGCATGCCTAGTCGAGGCTTACGGATTTTTAAAAGGCCCACAAGATCAGTTGACACTATACGAAAATAGGTATAAACAAGCTGTAGAGGCCTTCTCAATCGAAGCGATGGGAAGAAGAAGACGAGATGAATATCAAGCTGGTGTTCCTCGTATAGGAAAACAATAAGGAGTTTTATGGCAATTACACAAGCAGTAGCAAATAGTTTTAAGAAACAACTATTAGAAGCAAAACAAAATTTTTTAACATCAGGATCTGGTGGAAATAGTTTCAAGTTAGCTCTTTATTCTAGTTCAGCAACTTTAAATTCAGCAACAACTGTTTACACAACAACAAACGAAGTTAGTAACTCAGGATCTTACTCAGCTGGTGGAGGAGCTTTAGTAAACTCTGGAACTTCAATTTCAGCTGGTGTTGCAAGAACAACGTTTGCAAATTTATCTTTCACGTCTGCAACAATTACTGCAAGAGGTGCTTTAATTTATAACACATCACAGTCAAACGCTGCGGTTTGTGTTTTAGATTTTGGTGGAGATAAAACAGCAACATCTGGAACGTTCACAATTCAATTCCCAGCAAACACATCAACTGCCAGTATCTTAAGGATATCAGGTTAATTAGGAGGTAGCCTCCTATGGCCGATAAAACATATACAGTCACTGTCGCAAGTGGAAACTTATATGGTGGTGGTACAGGTAATGTTTTTTATTTAGACGGAGTTAGAAATGCGACAGGACCCGGTGAAATTGATTGGGTTCAGGGAGCCACTTTAAGATTTAATCAAGACGATTCTTCTAACGTTAATCATCCATTATTATTTACAACTGATGCATCCTCACCAAATTCCTATAGAATTACAACTGGTGTAACTTATAATTTAGACGGATCTACAGTTCCTGAAAGTGATTACATAACCACAGCTTCTTTTAATGCTGCAACCACTCGATACGTAGAAATTACACCTGCCAATAACACTGACTTTTATTATTTTTGTTATGTGCATGGAATTGGAATGGGTGGACCTGTTGATATTCAACAAGATGTTTGGGGAGCTCTTTCTTGGGGAGAAGGAGGATGGCAAGATCAAGGTTCTATAGCCGTAACTCCAACAGGAATTGGAACTACTTTTACTTTAGGTTCCATAACTGTAAACGCAACCGTCGAGGAAGGTTGGAGTAGAGAAGCTTGGGGTCAACAAGTTTGGGGTGATAATGAAAATTTTGTAGAGGTTGATTTAACAGGAATTGGTTTAACAGCTAGCCTTGGATCAGTAACAATTAATGCTGAAGTAAACACCGGTTGGGGAAGAGCTAACTGGGATGATTTAAGTTGGGGTGTGAGTTTTGCTAATCAAACTGTACAACCAACTGGAATAGGAATGACTGCAAGTATTGGAACACTTTCAATATCAGGAGAAGTAAACACCGGTTGGGGAAGATCTAATTGGGGTGAATTAGGTTGGGGAATTGCTTCAACTTTAATACCTACTGGATTTTCAATGTCATTTTCTTTAGGCACAGTAACGACAACCACTGAAATCAATACTGGTTGGGGAAGAAACGAATGGGGTCAAGGCTTATGGAATAATGATGGTGATCAATTAATCGTTCCAACAGGATTTGGAATGAATGTAATTCAGGGTAACCCTAGTATTCAAACCGAAATTAACACTGGTTGGGGTAGAAGCACTTGGGGCGCATTAGATTGGGGTGGTTTCTCAGATTCTATAATTGTAGGTGTTTCTGGAAATCCTATAACTGTGTCATTAAACAGTGTTACAGCTACGCCAAATACGATAGTTACACCCACTGGAGTTAGCACAACAGTTAATTTAGGGACACTTGACGTTTCTGGAACAGCTGATATAACACCTACAGGAAATAGCTTGACAGTAGCCACAGGATCGCTTAATGCTATTATCTGGAACCAAGTTGATACAGGCACAGCACCCACTTGGAAAAATGTTGACACAGCTGCTTAATTTTAATAAAATACGAACAAATAAGGACTTAAAACTATGGCAAACAGTACATCAAGCTTTTTAAAACTTACCGTACAAGCAACTGGTGAAAACTCAGGTACGTGGGGTACAATTACAAACACAAACTTATTAATTCTTGAGCAAGCATCAGCTGGTTATGAAGCAGTAACACTTAATGCTACAACAGGAGCAACTTTAGTTGCAACAAATGGTGCTGTTTCAAACGCTAAAAATATTGCGTTAGAATTAACAGGAACAATTACAGGAGCAGTAGATGTTATTGTTCCAGTAACAGAAAAATATTACATTATTAAAAACTCAACATCTGGAGCTCACGCAGTAACAGTTAAAGTATCAGGTCAAACTGGTGTAACTTGGGCTGCTGCTGATAAAGGAACTAAAGTTCTTTATGGTAACGGAACAGATATGGTTAACTCTAATTTAGAGAAATTATCATCTGACTACGCTCCTCAACTTTCAGCTAACTTAGACGCAAATGGTCAAAACATTTTAATCGATGGTGCTAATTTTATCGGAGATGAAAATGGTAATGAACAAATTATATTTGCAACTACAGGATCAGCTGTAAATGAATTTTCAGTAACTAACGCTGCAGCAGGAAATGCTCCAGCATTAGCAGCTACTGGTGGTGACACAAACATTGATATGACTTTGACTCCAAAAGGAATTGGTAGAGTTGTATTAAATGGTGGTGGTAAAATCCAACAGCTTGCAGAAAAAGTTACAACATCTGCAACAGCAGCCACTGGAACAATTAACTACGATGTTATTACACAAGCAGTTTTAAATTACACAACTGATGCAGCAGCAAACTTCACAGTAAACTTAAGAGGA